TATAAATGTCTAAACGTGTCAACCTGAAGGACTCGTTGGGCGATGACATTCCAATGATTCTAAAGGGCGGGGAGAAGTCTCTCCCAAAAGAGCGCCCTTTGCTCGTGTTGTTTTACATGATTGGGTGCCCTCATTGCGAATCCAACAAGGCAGCGTGGGACGACGCAAAGAAGAAGTTCAAGGGCGGCGTTGCGGAGATCGAGTCGGCAGATGCGCCTGCGGGCATGGGATTCCCGACCATGCGGCACTACCCGAAATCAGGCGAACCGAAGGAGATTACGGGTTCCCGTGATGGCAGCGATGCAATCCTCAAGGAACTGGGCGCTTCAATTGGAGGACGGCGCAGGCATCGTACCCGTCGGCTGCGACACCGAGGCGGCCGTAAGTTCGGAAACCGTACCCTTCGCAGTTACATAACCCTCTGAGAGCAGCTTGTCGGACTTGGCGTTCTTGCCGAGGAAAGCGAGCAGACCCGCGTGATCGTCCTCCGCGACGGAGTGGAAATTGCGCTGCGACTGGATTGCGTCAAACACGTCCGTCGTGTCCATGTACAGATTCGATGTCTTGGCGAAGGATGCGTTGACCTCATTGCGAACGTCCGTTCGCGTGATGTCCGCGGCACGAGGGCGGTTGGGGTTGTCGAGAATGTCGGTGAGTGGCGCGTTCATGAAGGGATTGTCGGGCGTCGGGCGCGACTCATCCAGTCCGACGTACGACGACACGAACCCCTCCGTCACCCTCTTTGCACGGGGGAAGGCGGCGTGCAGCAGGACCGTGACCGCCATCACGACCGGGATGATCAGCAGGTACAGCGGCTGCATCGATGTCAGGAACAGCAGTGCCGACAGGTACATCGAGAACCGCACGACACTGTTGAGCGACTCTGCGACCGGCATGTTGGCAGTCGGCACGAAAGTGTACCAAGTTGTTGGAGTAAACAGGACGCCCGGGTCGGAATACCAGAACGGTTGGGGTTCACTCATCTCTTATCTTCACTTACGGATTTTATCACGCTGCTTCTTCTGTAGGCGCGCAAGCATGCGTGCACGACGCGCCTCGGGCGAATTCGACAGGATGTCTGCCGCCGAGTTGCCCGTTGTGTTTCCGGGACCTCCCACCACCATCTCGTTCAAGTACTTGCCGAAGGACGACACGCACTTGGCGCGAATCGTCTCAATCTCACGCACGAGCTGCTGCTGATTAATCTGACCCGTCTTGATCTTCTCCTGCAGCAACTGCTGTGCGCGATCCATCATCTCCTTCATGACAGGGTGCTCTGCGGGGTTCTTCATCATTTCAAGGAGTGCCGCGGGATCCTCAAGATTGAGATCGAGATCCTCAAAGGAGACTGTCGACACGAGCTCGCCGATGAGGGACGCGAGGCGGGTGTTCATGATCAGCTCCATGATCTCCGTGATGGACGACTGGGTGTCCTCGTCCTCCAGGATCTTGCTGATCTCGTCCGCGGGACCCCCGCCGCCTCCGGGTAGCATGCCCTTCACCGTCTCGAGAATCTTGCCGAACTTCTCCTTCGGGTTGCCGTTGAGGACGGCGTACAGCAGCGCCATCTGAACCTTCTTCCACGCGGAGTCGCCGCCCTCCCAGAGGTGGGACACATCGCATCCCGCAAAGAGGACGGTTGCCGGGTCGCGAAGGAGCGTATCGTCCTTCTGAACCACTCGCATGAGGTGGGGCAGCAGCGTGTTCTCCAGGTGCGCAAACACCTCGTCCGACGCACGAGGAAGATTGATCTTCGCTCCTGTGTTGGTTTCTGCATCTCGATCCTTGAAATACGTAATCAGATCACGGAGATGCTGCATTTATGTCTAGTTGTGTTGATTTCTTGTAAGTTTTAGTCCGCACGATTTCCGCCGCGCGTAGTAAATTGCTTCTTCTGAGCGTCCGTCAGGCAGATGCACCCCAGGTCGCCCGAGAAGGGGGAGGGGCAGCAGTCCGCGCCCATCTTGTTGCCGGAGAACTGGTACATCTCATTCTCGTTCGCAATCTCATACGGCTTCTCGGAAATGGGGCGGGGCTGCGATCCAAGAATGGGGGACGACGCCTCCATACCCTTCACGCCGCTCGACTCCATGTCAAGGGGCATGCCTCGCTCGCGCTGCATGAACTTCTCCTTCGTCGCGGAGGGGAGTGCAGTCGCCGAGTAATTCACAAAGAGTCCTGCAAGAAGGGCGGCAACGAAAAAGGCGGCAATGGCAAGGGTTCGCTTCATTGTGTTGACTACAACAAAAAACGGATTCGTGAACGGCAGGTGAATCTGGTATGGTACCTTTCACATGGATTATTCAGACCTCTCCCTAATTGAACTCAAACAACAAGCAAAGACTCGGCGCATCAAGCAGTACTATATAATGAAGCGCGCACAACTGATCGACCTCCTCTCCATGAAGCAACTCCCCCGACACTTTGCGATTGAAAAGATGACAATCCATGAACTCCGCGAGGAGGCGAAGCGCAAGGGTCTTCGTGGATTCTGGGGACTGCCTCGCGCCCTCCTTGTCGAACTATTGTTTCCCCCCAATCAAGAGGATGGGGAGGTCGGCAAGGCTGCCGCGAACAAGAATCAAGAGGATCAGGGCGAGGCAAACAAACATCATGAGCCAGAGCAGCATGATTCCGAAAATGTAGGGGTACAGGATGTGTAGAATGCGAACCATTAAGGGCTTGAGGATGTGGATTTCGAGAGTCGTTTGAACTTCGGGCGTCCGCATCTGCTCGAGAATGTCTTGGAAGAGAGGTTCCAACATTTTGCTCATCCGAAATTTGTCTACACACTCATATAAATAGACAATGAAGCTCACGCAGACCAAGATGATTCGTCTCGGACTCATCCTCGCAGGGGTTGTCGTCCTCTACACTCTTTTTACCTCGTACGCGGGTGGCAAGGGGGCGCTGCTTGACAAGGCAGAGGAGCTCGGTGGGCTGGGGTCGACGGCACCCCTCTCCGAGAACGGTCCGTCCATGGGACTCCCTCACGGCGTGGGGGGCAACGCCGCCTCCGCTGAGGGCATGCAGGGACGCACGCCCGCCAGCCAGCAGACGTACAATGAGACGGTGCTGGACTCGTCCGAGCTCCTCCCCAAGGGCACCATTGGCGCGTCGTGGGCTGCCGTCAACCCCGCGAGCAGCGACGACCTGAAGGGACAGAACTTCCTGCAGGCGGGTTACCACTCCAACATCAACGTGATTGGCATTGCGCAGACGAACAGGAACCCGAGCTACGACATCCGCACGGAGCAGCCCAACCCCCAGGGCACCGTGGGTCCCTTCCTGAACACGACGATCGACCCCGACCCATTCAAGGCGTCCCACGCGCCGGAGGGTCTGTCGGCGTAAACCTTCTTCCTGATTAAGGAGTAATGCTTCCGGCAGTCGCTATTGGGGGTGCCGCGATTTTTGCATATGTCCTCTTCGGGGGTCCCAAAAACACGGTAAAGATGCAGGGACCCGATGGAAAAGAGTACGACATGCAAGACCTGCCGAACAAGGAGGAAGCCGTCAAGTTGATGTGCGACGTCAAGGGGTGCCTGGTAAAGATGAAGAATTACTACGAGAGCGAACCCGCGCTTGCCGCCGACCCCCCCATCGCGCGGTTCCTTGCTCGATTCGAACCCGACGTGTTTGTGGAGAACGACATGCACTCCGCCGACACGTCGTACTCGGAGAACAAGGGTCAGAAGATTGTGGTGTGCCTGCGCGACAAGACGAAGGCGCCCGAGTATCCCCTGATTGACAAGAACACTGTGATGTTCGTCATGCTGCATGAGATGGCGCACCTCATGACGGAGACGATCGGGCACACGGCTGAGTTCTGGAACAACTTCAAGCGGCTGCTGCACGATGCCGTCAAGGTTGGGATCTATACCCCCGTCAACTACGCGCATCAACCGAAGCCTTATTGCGGGATGGTAATTTCAGATAGCCCACTGTAAATCAAAAAGCGCATGAGAAACTTCCAAGCAACAATGTAATGAAGACAATCCCCATAACAGGAACTCATTCGAGCGTGTCCTTCTTTGAAGACGACACCATCGAGACCGTGCGACAGCATGTGGCTCTTGTTGTGAATTCTCATCCCGATCGGCTCTTTTTGGAAGCGCTGACGACCCTTCCCGAGGAGTACTACTCCACCAACCCAAAACACTGGATGGCGTTGTTTTTTCGCCTGTCCTACGACGGCAAGGTGATTCGATCGAAGGCGATGGAGACGTACGTGACCCAAACTCGCCCGGGTGCGGGTGTTGCCCCGCGCGACATCGACAAGGACGAGTGGGTTGCAGTGGAGGAGGACCTGAAACCCCTCTTCAATCCCGGCGCATCCTTCCAGGAGTGGCGGATTCTGGGTGTGGAGGACAGCAAGTCCCTCGTCATGCCCCTGCCGCCGCAAGATCTGCCCGACCTGAAATCGGCAAACGTCCCTCAACCGAATCTCGCTCGACTGTTTGAGAATGCACACCCAACGGACGTCGCAGAAATTCGCGCGACCGTCGTTTCGGAAGACGCGTCGGACCTCGTCGCGCGAAACTACTTCCCGTCGTTCGTCAAGGGGGAGACGCCCGCATCCCTTGGACCCGTGAGCACCATGTTGAAATCGGCGCAGACGTCCTTGTCAAACCTTCTGGCACTTGACGTCCCCGACCACAAGGACGTTGCAATTCTCCGAGCAAAGTGGTACATCCCACTCGTCTCCACCCGATTTGCGGCACCTCGCACCCGATTCGAGCAGATTTTTTACGGACTCACTGTTTCCCCCCAGATCCCGTACATTGGATACTTCACGTCGAAACAGGACGGGATGAGGCACAAGTTCTACGTCGAGGATCCAAAGAACAAGAAACCGATCCTGGATGTTGCAGTGTGGAAGACGTGGTTGAACAACACGCAGCCGCAGCGCAGACTGCCGACGCTCCTGCTCTATCGCGGAACATCGCGAACCTCCTTTGACCGGATTGCGATTACGCCGAAGGACATCACCGTCTCGACATTTCGAAGCAAGGAGTCGAAGGAGACCCTGGATGCCCTTCAAAAGACGACGAGCGAGTGGATGCACACGATGGACGCCCTGATGCCGTTCGTGGAGCAGACGGACATTGCCCTGGAACGGTGGGAACTGAACGACATGTCGGTTCTTGCGTCGTACTCGACCGACATCACCGAGTTCGATATGCGCCGATTTCCGTGCTTGCAGACTGTTTTCAGTTTCCAGGACGGCGCGTTCCGTCTTCTTCGCGCCGAGCGTGGAATCACAAACATCAGCCCCGCGGAACTGACGGCATTCCAGGTGCTGCGTGAGAGCGACACCCCAAGTGCCGCAGTGCTCGAGACGGAACTTGGATTGCCGAAGGCGGAGGCGATCGCGATGTTTGACAAACTCGCGTCGATGGAGGATGTTGATGAGGAGAAGGCGTCGAGGGGATACCCGATTCTCAAATTCTCAAACAAGGAGGTTGTCATTACCTCTGCAACCTCTCTCGAGCGAATGCTGCACTATGCCGACATTCTGCGGTTCGTGCTGACGTCCGACAGCGAGTCCTTGAACGGCGTCTGCCCGCGTCGACTTGAAGTTGTGGAACCACTGACAATCACCAACAAACTGGCGACGGAAGAGGGCGAGGATCTGGACGCAGACCTGATGGCAGCGTTTGAGAATCTGGGGGTGGAGGAGGTCGCGCCCGCTGCGCCCGCTGCTGCCCCAAAGAGCCGCAAGGTGAGCGTGAAGACAGGCGAGAGCGGCAAGACGTTCAATTACTTCAACGAGCGACTGCGGGCGATCGACCCCGTCCTGTTTGACAGCGACTACCCCAAACTGTGCGAGCAGAAGAAGCAGGTGCTGGTGCTGACACCTGAGAAGGAGCAGGCACTCCCCGAAGCGTATGCGTATGCGGACAACGAGAAGGAACGACTTCAACTCGACAAGGGCATTGCGATTTGCCCGCCGTACTGGTGCATGCAAGATGAAATCCCGCTGCGGCAGGATCAGTTGGTTGTTCGAGAGGGGGTGGAGCATTGCCCCGTGTGCGATGGACTTGTTCGGGGCGCAAAGACCGACAGTTCGGTGACGCATACAGTTGTCAAGCGGGACAGCACCCTCAAATTCCCCGATTTCAAAAAGGGGAAGGGAGACAAGCGCGTGCCGTGTTGCTACAAGACGCCTCGATCCGCTGCGGTCGTTCTCACGGCGCAGAAAGACGATGTGATGGATGCGTACTACGTTCTGAGCGCGGCAACTCTCCCCGGACAGCGCATCGCATACTTGCCCGACGAACTTGCGGGGCAATTGGGGGTGAAGACGGAGTACGAGAAGAGCATCAAGGACAATCGAATTCAGCTGGGGAAGACGGATTTCTTCCGGATTGGAATGGGAAGTCCATCGAAGACGCTGCCCGTTCTGCTGGGAGATGCTACCAAGATCCCTCGCCCCCGTGACGCGAAAGAGAGCGTGATGCAGTGCTCCTTCTTCCGAACATGGAAGGATTTGCGCGAGGGGGAGACGACGATCGACCGCATCGTGAATGGCATTGATCATGCCTACGAGTCAAAGACACTGGGACGGATGGAGGAGATCGAGTATGTCGCCCTGATCCTGCGCTGCCGAGTTCTTCGAGTCAACACCGCAACAGGCAACGTCCTGTGTGGGTTCTGGTCGGACTTGTACAAGTCCACCTCGCGCACGATCGTCTTGCTGGATTCGGACGTTCTTGGAAAGGCAACGAGAATCGCACAGAAGAAGGGGTCTCATTTCGAGTACACCGTTGACGTGAACAAATTCCCCACCGAGTCCCGCACCGTTCTGGCACGACTCCACGATCAGTCTTGCGCGACCACTGCACCTACCTTTGACAACGCACTTGTTGAGATTCGGACACAGAAGGGTTCCTCCGACTACCAGGTCGTGCTGGATCCGTTTGGGAGGGTGCAGGCGGTGTTTGTCCCCAACCAAATCGTTCTGCCCGTCGCACCAGTCGCACGAGAAACAGATGCGACTGTGATTGTTCGTGGAGGGTACAATGAAATCCCAGTCGAGGAGCTTCCGACACGGGATGTGGTGTCTGAGTTTCTCAAGAATGTCCACCACCCCGGGTTCAAGCACAAGGAGGACATTTACGATGCGGATGGAAACATGGTGGAATTTGAATTGACGTCCGGATTCCGCATCCCCTTCCAGCCCGTCCAGGTTGAGGGCGAACATCCGAATCGAGAGGTGATTGAAACGGTCCGTGAGCACGGCGAGCAGATGCTGGTGGATGGCGAACCCAATGCCGCCGATCGCAAGCGCGCCGAGGAGATTTCGTATTCTGCCGAAGCATTTGAGTTTCTGATGTTTTCATTGTCGAAGGACGTGCAGACACCCGAGTATGCGCTGCTGCGAAAGGACATCGAGACATCCAGCAAGATGTTGTACAAACGACTTGACGCGTGGTTGAAGAAGGAGGCACTGTGGTCGGACGTTGCAGATCCCTCTGCGTTTGTCAACAAGGTCCGCACCCCCTGTGGTCAGTTCACGAAGAAGGATGCATGCAACAAATCGTCTCTGTGCGGTTGGACGGGGAAGACGTGCAAGATCAGGGTGAAGCCGATCGTCGATAGGACACAGGTTCTGAAACGAATGGCAACGACACTTGTGACGAACGAGAAGCAGCGTGCGCTCGTGTTGGACGAACGCCTCTCGCCCTTTTTCAGCACGGTGCTGTACTTGGAGATGCCGCATGAACTCATTGTCACGCGAATCTAAGCATCCTATGAACTTCTAGTAAACAATCAAAAAAATCACCCTGGGGTTCCAGATTGATTTTTTAGGTTCTGATGGGAATCGAACCCACTACTTTTCGGTTAACAGCCAAACGCTCTACCGATGAGCTACAAAACCAGGTGGATGCGCCAATGGGGAATCGAACCCCAGCCGAGAGGATGGAAACCTCTAATTCTGCCACTAAACTATTGGCGCTCTGGGGTTTTTATTGATTTTTTTGTTTGGTCATTCCATTCTTTACGCCTTCACGACGGTGGGCTTGATGAAGTGGACCTTCAGGAAGGACTGCAGGTTCAGGTAGGTCACCTCGTCCTTGTCGGACACGCGCAGCAGCTTGGCGAGCGCGGCGTTGGGGAGGATTCGGCGCTTGAACGTGGGGTCGAAGCAGCCGTGCGTCTTCACGTACGTGGAGATGAACTTGGTGACCTCCGTCTGGGAGCGCTTGGAGCCGGCGGAGAGACCCATGAAGGCGGACAGCTCGTCCGTCAGGGGGCGCTGGACCAGGAAGGCATTGTTGGCGCGGCGAGCCTCCCATGCGGCGCGCTCCTCGGGCGTCATCGTCAGGGGATCCTTCCGCTTCTTCTTCTTGGAGTCACGCGCCTCCTTCTTGGACTGCTTCGCCGCCTCCTGGACCTGCTTCACCGCCTCGCGAACCTTGGTCGTGAACTCCGTGCCGAGCGCCTTGAGCTTCTCGGACAGGGAGGACAGGAGCGCATCGGCAGAGGCGCTGGGGACAACCTCGGCGACCGCGACCGCGGGGGCGGACACCGTGGGGAGGACGACCTCCGCCTTGGCGGCGACTGCCTTGACTGCCTTGGGCGCCTTGGGGGCGGCGGCTGCCTTGGGGGCGGGGGTGGCGGCGACGGGCGCGGCGGCGGGGGTCTCAGATGCCTTCTTCGTAACGGTCTTCTTCTCAACAGCCATCTTGTTTGTCTTAGTGACAGTCTTCGTGGTCTCCATTTCTAACGCGTTGATATACTTCTTACCACCCGCGCGCATGTAAATTGGTTTCGTATGAAAATATTAGCAACGATACAACGCCGACATCAACATGAAATGAAAGGGGTAGTGGTCGGCGTGCTCCGCGACCATCATCATCAGCATGTACGCTGACTGCAGCATGTAACTTTTCGTTTCGGAATTGTAGCATAAATTAATCATTCGATTGCATCGCATGATGATCTGTGGGTCGAGTGGGTCTCGTCGACTCGTGCGCAGATCGTCTCTCAGAAACCGGAAGGCGGTGATCAGTTGCAGTTTCCCAAATCGAGTAAACATACGGGGGTCGACGTCGACGAATCCATTGTCAACGAGTGTTTGGCAAATCACATTCCATCGGCACGCCAGTCTTTCTGGGAACGTATCCTGCTCGGCAGGCATTGACATCTTATGCCGTCGGCGATGCGCCCAGATCACGCGAAGTCTGCGTCGGACATCGACCGAGAGTGGGACTTTCGTGTATGGATTTGTGGGAGCAAAGGAGCGAGATCCCCACGTCCACAACGTCCCGAAATCAAACCACCAAACCTTGCCGTTCTCGTCGAACGAGAAGTAGTCCATGGGGTACTGCCGCTCCTTCTCCTCGCAGGTCACTACATCCTCGTCGTTCGACACACCCTTGCGGCACAGCACCCCCGGACCGCAGAGCGCAAGGTACCTTCGAACCAACCACCCTCGTATGAGCGCCTGGAACCTCGCAATTCTCCCGATCTTCGTTGCATTGACAACCGCCCAGAGCGCGACCGTCTTTGCCTTTGCGTGCCGTCCACAGAGTGTGAGTGCCCCAATCGCTTTTGCCGAACACTGTAGTTCCGACTTCTTGTTTTTAACGGCAGCGCACCGTTGCATTGTTTCTTCTGAGGATGCTTGTTGTAAGTTGGACGGAATCAGGAAACATGAGTGGAAAATGGAAGTTGGGCGTCCAACCCACTGAGATAGCACAAACAGACACAATGGCAACCAACGCAATCATCAACGTCGCTTCTATCGACATCAACAAGGTTTCTATCGGCGACATTCGAGCAAACAAGGCGGGCGGTAAGACGGTTCCCGTCAAGTACAATGGGCAGAACCTTCAGCTTCGCATTCCCAAGATGATGTACTCCATGGGCGTCAATATCAAGGAGACAGAGAATGGCATGAACTACACGCTCTCTGCCAGTCTCAAGAACTGCGACCCCTTCGCGCGGGATCGTGCGTCCGCAGACGCGGGTGAGGTCGGCACGCTCTACAATTTCCTGAAGGATCTCGAGGAGAAGGTTCTTCAGGCATCCGTCAAGAGCAGCGGACAGTGGTTCGGCAAGACTCGCAAGGAGGAGATCCTGCGTGAGAGTCTAAAGTCGTTGATGAGTCCTTCGGTGGACAAGGTCAATGGCGAGTGGGTGCCCAACGGCAAGTATCCTCCCAGCTTCCGGATGAAGGTCCCGGTCTACGACGGCAAGGTGTCGATGGACGTGGTTGACAACGAGGGGCATCCGATTGCAATGACGCCCGAGAACCTTGAGGCGGTCTTCCCCAAGCGAGTTGAGGCGAGCATCGTGGTCGCACCCTCCATCTACGTCAGCGGGCAGGGATTCGGGGTCACGTGGCGCATCGGGTACGCGCGCGTCCTTCCTCCCCAGCGCCTGACGGCAGCGCAGGTCTTTGCGGATGAGATGGATGAGGAGGTCACTGAGACGGCGCCTCCTGCGCGGGAGTCTGAGACGGTTGAGGAGACGGCGGAGGAGGAGACGGTGCCGTTTGATGCTCCTGCTCCTGCTCCTGCTCCTGCAGCGAAGAATCGGCGCCGAGTGGTTGCAGTTGCGTAATCAGCGACCAAACACGGGATGAACTAGGCGGGACGCAAACAATCATATCATCGTCCAAAAACAAGATTTTTTCCTTTGACGGGAAGTCGAGTGGGCGCGCAAATCCGTGTTCAAAGGGTGTCAACGACTTCTTGCTGCACTTGTTGCACTCCACCACCTCGGGCATCTTCATCAACATTGCGGGACTGATGACGCGGGTCGGACCTTGGAGGCAGTGCTCCAGGAACAGGGTGGGTGTCGTCCACCCATTCGCCAAAAACAGTTCCGCACTTCGTTGTGGGAGAGTCGACCAGATCGTGTCGTGCGACTCCCACTCCTCCTCTTGCAGCAGCGTCGCAAAGGGGTTCTCGTGAAACCAGAGTGTCTGGAACTTCGAGTGGTTCACCGGATCATGCTCAACACAGCCAACCCGCTCCAGCTCTTCGCTGTACAGCCAATACACGTTTGCATGAGCGTACTTCTTGTCGCGAGATCCGCGATAGACTTCGCGATCGTCAAACGTCCAAAGGTCGCTCACAACGTCAATGTCGTGCTCGACAATGTCCCGCGACACGTCGGTATACACAAACCCAGGTGAGACGACTGAGAACATTCCTTACTCAAACTTCACAGTAATCCTCGCGTCATGATGACGCACCGACTTGGTTGCGGAGCGAGAGAGTTCATGCCTCTTCCGCCGAGTTCCATCCTCCACCTGCTTGGACTGAAGTGTCACGGAGCACGACTCCATGTCCGCATGAACGGCATTGTAATTCGACTCAAGAAAGTCGAGCACTTCATCCTGGATCGCCCACTCGAAGAAATTGAGTTGACCCACCGTCGTGTCGAGTCCCATGAACTGAATGCGCTTCCATCGACAAAAAGGGTCAAACATCTTTTTGCTGTATGCCTTCAAGTGCGACTTGTAGGCGAGATAGACAATGACGTGGCGTCCACCTGTTGTGAGGAAGGAGATGTTGTGCTTCTTCGCGTAGTTCGTAACAAGCCAATCGAGCAGACGAAGACTGATATTGGACCCCCCCGACAGAATTGACTGCACGCGCTCAAAGTTTGCGGAATTGGAGTAGAACGCCTCGAGTCTGTGAAGAACCCACTGTTCCTTGCTCTGAATCACTTCCATCTTTGCTGGTTTGCGTTCGTCCTGTGAAAACACCTTCATCGAATCACATCAATGGAAGACCCCGCAACGCTTGAAAAGAACGAGAGGATTCGCAAGGAGTTTGAGGAGGAACTCGCGAAGATGTACGGCAAGATCGACAACGACTCCTTCGTGGACAATGAGATTGTAGCAGGGGCAGACCTTGCAGCCCTCCCTGAGTATGAGCGCTCCTTTGGAGAAATGATTAACGAGATGTTTGCCAAACTCCCGGGCGAGGTGCGATGGATGGAGGGTGCAGAGAGCCACGAGACGTATGAGATGTCGGTAAAGGCACTGTATGGCGACATCCAGAAAACGGACGTTCACGCAACAAGTGGCATAGAGAGCAATGGAGCAGCTACTGAGAACTTGGTTGCTGGACAACCGTCCGTACACCCACCTGAACAAGCGGGTGAGGCACTTTGCGATGGCGGCGATGGTGCTGCAACCCGAACTGACATGGTCGGCGACGTATCGTCGATTCAAGCGACTGGCGAATGAGATGATGGGGGGTGAGATCGGTCTGCTGTGGAGACGGGATCGGTGTTTCGAGCGAGTGATGCGGATGTACGGTCACAACGACCAGCGCTCCGTCGCGTGGCTCAACAAGCGGGGGACAATGATCACCGCATCGGAAGTCAGCAAGGTGTTTGGATCTGACGCCTCCCGACTTGAACTCATGCTCAAGAAGCTGGAACCTCCCGCAACAGTCGAATCCAACGGTGCGGGAATTCCTGCGCTCATGTGGGGCATTCGCTTTGAACCCATCGCCAAGCAGATCTTCGAGGAGACAACTCACTGCAAGGTGTATGACGTGTCGTGCGTCTCCCACCCCGTCTACGACTTTCTGGGTGCCTCCCCCGACGGACTGATTGTTCCGACGAATGGGGACGAGAAGCGGTACGGTCGACTCGTTGAGTTCAAGTGCCCCATGTCTCGCGAGATGAAGCCGGAGATCCCGTCGTCGTACGTGCACCAAATGCAGATGCAAATGGAGTGCACGGGGATTGATGAGTGTGAGTACGTTGAGTTTCGGTTCAAGGTGGTGAAGTACCACGAGTGGCTTCAATTCACGGGACGCAAGGGGTCCTTTGCAGTGTATGAGGACGGGAAGGTCGTGTACAACGCAACAATCTCCAATGACGACTCGCAGATCCTGTACTGGACGCTCGCATCCATCAAGTCGGATTTCGTGCCAAAGGATCCTGCGTGGTTGCCGACTGGGATTGAGGCAATGACGTCGTTCTGGAGCGAAGTTCTTAAGCATCGTGCAGCGGGGACAACTCCGCCGCCGCCGCCTTCCAAGATCCCTACAATTGATCTATGAGTTAAAGACAGCGCGGGGGTGAATACAAATGGAGGACGCACTTGGACCAATTGGAGCGGGTATTGTCGGACTCTCGATTTACGTGATTCTCAAGGCAATGTGGTGGGCGGGGGAGTATGAGGATGTGGTACCGCCGCCTCCTGTGGCTCCGCGCCCGATTCCGCCCTTAAAGAAACGAAAGAGGTGGGAGGATTAACCCCAGCACCTCCACCACTTTTTTTGTACAGACGCATACTTCGTATTCCACTCATCAATACTGAATTGATTCCCCATACTGACATTGCATCGCGCACAGATGGGGCGTAGATTGTAGATGTCCGTCGTCCCCCCTCGGCTCTCGGGGATGTTGTGTCCGCACTGGAAATCAAACACGTTAACAATGTTCTTGCACCAAACTACCTCACATTTCGACTGAAACTTCGGTCCAATGTGAACGAGCCAAACCTGCTCACGAACTGCCTTGGGGATTTTTGATTTTGTATACATTGGGATCTTTACGTGATGTAGCTCTTAAACTGATTTACCTGAAACGGCGTCTGGGTGCCCTCCAGCGGCGCCATGCTGTAAGGTGCAGCCTCGAAGTGGTTTGTGCGCTGGACGTACGACGAGTCCTCATAGTCCATTGTACGCTTCTCCTGAGTCATGTCGACCAGCTCCTTCGAGAACTTCTCCTTGGACGACAGCGTGAGGATGTACAGGACGGCAAGGAACGCCACCACCAATCCGAAAATAGGAATACCGTACTTCATTGTTCACTCACCCGAAAAAAACGGATGGTTTCGAATCTAGTCATTTAACAAGGTACATCATGGAGGACACCGCACTTGCTACTTTGCGCACAATGCTCGGGCGACGAAAGCTCGACACGAAGACGGATCGGGTGACGACAGACGAGAAGGCGATGGAAGCGACGAACCTTTATACAATCGGCGGGATCCTCGTCGTCTTCAGTCAGAAGGACAAGGTGCTTGAACGCGACATCAACAATTTCCTGAAGTTTGCGGGGGAAAACACGTATACCAACGGCGTCATCATCGTTGCAATGTCTCCCCCCTCTGACAACGTGTCCCGCGTCGTCAAGTCTCATGCGAAGCAACGAGTGCAGTTCTTCCACATCCGCCAACTCCAGTTCGACATCACGACGCATCGAATGGCAATGCCTCACCGAATCCTGAACGAGGACGACAAGCAGAAGATGTTCGAGGACTACAAGATCTCAGACCCCGCGAACCAGCTGCCGTACATTGATTCACAGGACACGATGGTCAAGTGGGTTGGTGCGATTCCTGGCGATGTGATTGAGGTTCTGCGACACAGCGACAGTGCGGGGCGAAGTCTGTACTACCGCTATTGTGTCGAAGATGTTTCTGTGACGCAATAACAATGGAGGATTTGAAGAAGACGTTTCAACGCCAGGAGGCAGAGTACGAGGCGGCGATCGCAAAGGGGGATGCCGAAGGCGCGAGGCATGCAAATCTGCAATTGGCACAGACCGTCTCGGCCCTTCTAGCCGCGGCAACGGCAGACCCAACACAGATCGACACCTATCGCGACGAACTTGTTCGGAAACTCACTCGAATTCAGCATGATTACAACGGACTCATCGCAAGCACGGACTCGCTCGAAACACTTCGGCGGATTCGGGAGTATGAGTCAACCAAGTTTGATGCGACATTCACGCTCTACCTTTTTGCATTTGGAGTCTCGTGTGCGTTCCTGTTTGTGGTGCTGCTGTTCAAACGTCAACCTGTGGCAACGAGTGCAATGAGCGTCATCAGACCGAGCACAATCGCGCCCTTTACGTAGAGCGTCGTGTTGTCGACCGCGTCGACGGACGGAGCACGTTGCTGTGCGGCAATGTACTCATCCTGAAGTCGGGGTCCTTCGGACTGAATGAACCTTGATTTCTCATGCAGATCCACCAGCGTCTTGTTCGTGTCCTGGTACTTTGCCAGGAAGTCGCGAATGTACTGCTGGTTCTGCCCGATGTTGTTCTTCCGTGCCTCAATTCGGTCTTCAATCCCCCTTTGCGCAAGTTCATACGCCGTCTTGTTTGCGACGTTGCCAGTCACACGATACTCGGACAGATTGAACCTGTATGCGCGAGTCAGCGTCGCAAAATCATCCTCGACCTCGGTCATTATTCTTGTTGGCTATAAACAAAATGGGAACCTCTCCGTATCAGCTCGTTGGCGACACGCCCTTTCGTGCCCAGGTGGGTTCAGCCTCCGACAACACTCGCTACATCCGCCTTGCCGCTCAGGTTGCGCCGTACCTCGCCTCTGGCGCCGTGCCCAAGGGCAAGTGGCAGTCCCCGTCGGCGAGCACGGAGGCTCGGTACACGCTCCCGATTTTCGGCAGCATCAGGTCTTCTTTTCCCAATCGTTAAGTAATGGGAGCAGGCGCATCGACTGTTTCGGACAATCCAGATCCGACGGTTGCGGAACATTCAAAGATCCAAGGACAGTATGCCGCGTTTGCGGTTAAGAGCACTGCCGATTCGCTCAAACCACTGCGACCGCCGACACAGCCCGCGTCCGACATTGAGGCGGCACGGAAATCAATCCTAGCAACGGCAGCCAAGAACCTCCATCTAATCCAAGTCGCGCTCACGACGATTCTGATTGCGTTGTTGATATACGTCCTCATTCCAGCACCCTACGCTCACGGAATTGCGTTTCTGACTCTGTGTGTCGGAACGGCAGTAGGAATCTATCTCACCAAACTATAATGGGGAATTGTCCGAGCGAGTTCACACTATCACCCGTCGGGATGTTTCAATGTGTAGCACCCTGTCCTGCTGACAAGGGATTTCAACTGTCAGGCGACGCATCGGGAACTGTTTGTAGGTACATCGCGGATCCATCCCACAACGTTCTGCTGCGTCCCCTCCCCTCGGTGGTTGTTCCAGAAGGAAAGAGCAAGGTCTTCAGCTACAAGACACTCGAGAATGCAAATCTGTATGACGCTGAACTGATCCGAGTTCAGAATGCACTGGCGATCGAGTATGGCAAAATCGACGGGCAAACGAAGGTCGGCAACGCGTTCAAGGCGCTCCAAGATGCCGAGAACGTTCGCGGTCAAGCACCCGACGCCTACCAGACGGCACGAGTCAACTACTACACTCTGACGAAGGGCGACGGATGGGTCAACGAGGAGAAGGCGCGGATTGCAGCGTCGGAAGCACAACCCGTCATTGACCAGTATGCCAGCACAACCAGCGGTCTCGATCAGCAGATCAAGCAGCAGCAGTCCACCATCGATGTTGTCAACGGCGTCAAGGACAAGGTTCTCAGCGTCGAGGACGACATGGCGTACTCGGTCGGCGCATTCAGCAAGCAGATTGCAGACGTCAAGAATCAGATCAACATGCAGCGCCACGCGAAACTGCAAGAGGACGCGGACAAGTCAAATGGATGGATTGAGATCCTGTTGAACATCCTGATTGTGCTCACCACACTTGCAGCGATCTTCTTCCTCGTGCGCAAACTCTCGGCACGACCGGTTGCACAACCCAAGACGTTTGTTTCGCGAACATAACCCACATTCTTAAAGACAATGGAAGTCAACGACCCCCGACCCGTCACCGACTTTCAAAAGACAACCTTTTGCGGACATCCGAGATCGCATGTCACCAAAGTGTTGATTCAGAACATCCAACTCGGGCACGCCGATTACACGTGCTACTGGACGCTCGAACTGCTGTGTTCGGGACTCGTGCACACGCTGTGGGACACTCTGTTTGACGCCGCCGCGCTTCACATCAATCGCGCCCAGCCACAGGTGTTTCTGTACTTGGCAGATGCGTATGAGAAGTATGCGCCGTACGAAGCAGCGTATGCCATCTCCAACATGACGAGCATCCGAAACAACCTTGACGTGAGGAATGCGGTTTGTCGAGTTGCTGCAACCCTGTCGCTGTGCCGCAAGAGCAAGTTGCCGTCGTTGCCGACAATGAAACCCGCCCATGATTTCGACCCTGTTACGATTCGTGAGAGTTTGAAGGCACCTTCTTCGCTGTTTGGGCGACTGGTGCTCCGTCCCCAGGATCCTCTCCCCGTTGCCGTTCCAATCAATGAGTTCGTGTACTGCCTTCGCCCCGACGTGCGCGATCTCGTTCGGTGTTTGTACTGGATGTCCTGGACGCTCGCGTATGCCAAGGAACACAAGAAGCAGACGAAGGAGAATCTGATTTTCGCCGATCGGTCGGATGAGTTTGTTGTCACTGCACACGGGAATCACATCGTGTGGCTGTTCTGGGATGCGGTGAAGAAGCAGACACAGGCGCATGCCCGTCCAGTGGTGGACGTGCTGTACAAGATGTACACCCTGCGATGGAGTCCCACCGAAGCTCGGTCGAAGCAGCCCCTGCTGGTGGCGGCAATTGTTCTGGTTTGCGAGGGCACGACACTTGACACAACGATCGTTTCAGGCGACAGCGCAGCAGTGTCGAACGTCCTGGGCGGCATGCCTGGATGGATCGATGCCATCACCCGAATGCAAAAGAGTTTCTCGACGTAAAAAGCATAGAATGCAGATCCCGGGTGTTTCTCCGCGAGTGAGTCATTTGATTCTCATTGCCCTCCTCTTCTACGTCGTCTCGAATCCGGGCACGTACATCTTCACCAACGGCGTGCTGGGTGGTCTTCTCGGCAAGCTCGCGCAGTACAATGGCGCGCCCACGACGCTTGGAATTTGGCTTCACACCGCCGTCTTCATCCTGGCGCTGACCTACCTCCACTGAAAACGGATCCAGGAAATCGAATCCAATTCATTGCAACAATCAACATGGCATCACGATACATCCCCGAGGTCTCCGCCTCAAAGGTCGCCGCTCTTATCGGCATGAACCCGTACAACACTCCCGAGACGGTGATGTATGAACTCTTCCTCAAGGACGGCGCAATCAAGACACAGATCGCGGCAATTGAGGCGGAGAACAAGCTGCGTCCGCTTGGAAACATCAAGAATGCAATTCTCTACAATCCTGAAATCAAGGGATGTGTTGCCCAAGCGCTGGAGAAGTGCAAGACGAGCACGGACCTCGCGCCGATTCTAGCGGACGTGGAGCAGCATGCGAAGATGGTGCTGGACTTCCGGTTCCCCGATCTCACGCCGGAGGTTCGGACACAGATGATCAGTGAGGTGCGTGGCAAGGTGGCACAGCAGCGTGGACTGAACAATGAGAACACGGTGCTCAACACGTATGAGGAGGACAATGGGGTGGAGGTTGCTGAGCGCAACACCCGGACCTTCCGCAAGGATTTCGGCGAGTTCAAGATGGTGGGTCGGACGGACGGTTGGGTTGCGGCACACAACCGCATCGTGGACGCCAAGGACCGGACTCGCAAGTGGGCATCCGTCCCGATCTACGATGAGATTCAGTTGCGGTGCTACATGAACATGTCGGGAGCCGACGAGTCCGAGTTGGTGGAGCGTTTCCCCGATGGCACGAAGCGCAACACCCGGTACTTGAACGATGCGATCAAGTGGAAGTCGATTGAGGACGGGCTTCGGGGGCAGGTGGCAAAGATGCAGAGCGCACTTCTCAACCCCGAGGAGCTAAAACGAATCATCGAGATGAATGCGATGAAGATGGAGTAAGATGATGATCGAACTGACAAACTGCATTCCCGACGAGTGGAATGGGAAGGAGACAAAAACCTACGAAACCAAGTACATTTATATTGGGTTTCGACGGCTGAATACGGCGACAAACAAGATGCAAACGATTGAGGTGAATCCAGATGGAACGTGGACGTTCCAGGAAGAGGACAATCTTCACAGCGGGGTGCTCTCGCGCTCCTATAACACGGAGCTGGTGACGATCACAGAGTACTCACAGACTCCGCGCGTTTGGTCGGAGTCCATTGACCCCGAACATATCTTCTTCTTCCGCCAAATGAACTAGCGGCGGAAAAAACGACCGAAGCACCCAACGACCTCATCCTTGATCTTGGAAACGAGGGGGTTCTTGGAACCAATGATCATTGCACGGACGGCAAGCGGAATCACATTCTTGATAACGAAGAGAGCCGCATTTTTCTCGTCGCTACCAACGCCCGATGCCATCACAGCGTATCGCAGTGTGTCCTCGAGCAGCTCCATCTTCTCCTTGCCCTCAATGTCATTGATCTTCTCGATCTCGTGCACCAGTTCAATTGCGGTCGGCAGGAGGTCCTGGAAGTTGACGCGATCCTTGATAATGAGATACAGTCGGCGGACGTAGATATCAACCTTCTCAGGCATGGTGGCGAGTGCAATCTCACTCGGGGCGACAATAGTCGGGGTCTCGGTGGTCTCAGACATTTGCGGTGTTCTTATACTTTAGAAACTCCCAGCAGTGTGTAAACGGATGGATTTCGGAAACATTCTATCAACCGCCCTCGCGACGCTCATCGTGCTTGTCGTCATCCACATTGCAGTGTTTTGGATGGTTCGCACGCTCTACCCCCCTGCCCCCCGAGTTGCGCCGGCGCCCATCGTCGTCAATCCCCCGCAAGTGACGTTTGCCCCTGAGAAAACGGAAATCTTCACGCAACCACCCGTATTGGAGCAACTGCAGACCGTGAATGTACCAACGTATGAAGCACCTATTTCCCTGGAAACCGCTGGCGAGACAGGGAGTACCAACATCGACGATGTCCTCCAAAGCACCACAGGTTAGTGGCGTTCCGGGGTGGATACTGCTGAGCCACGATGCAGACGGGAGGGGACAAGCACTGTTTGCTGATGCCAAGGGTCAGCGCCAGGAACCGATTCGAATTGTGTTGGATGAGCGAATGTGTTGCGACACGGTGCTGCGCGTCGTAAAACTATCAAAGGACATCTTTGTTGTCGCGGACATCCTGTGGCTGAACGGCACACAAGTTCATGGCAAGATGGCGTTTGCTTCTCGCCAGGATCTCATTGCCAACCTGCTCGACAGTTTCCACGTCCCCGACTTTGCTGCGTTGATTGGGGTGAACGACATTCCAGTTGGAACAATCGTTCGGGGGTACGAACACTATGACGAGAACCCAGGGACGCTCGGTGTATTTCTTCCCACTACTACATAAATGTCCTCCTCGTGCAGTATGACAGCAGGGCGCCGCCGCAAGAGCAAGAAGACTCGCCGCACATCCCGCCGCAAGTTGCGGGGTGGCAATGGGTATGGCGCGGAGTTCTCGGGCGCGAACAGTATTGGCGTGGGCGCGATGCCCTGGACTGCCAACATGACCTCGGTTCCGGGTGGGGCACCGACGACCATCGGCGGACGTCGCCGTCGCAAGTCCCGCAAGACTCGCAAGATGCGCGGTGGCATGTCCGTTGCGGGGTCGGGTGCCGCATTCACGGGTGAGGGTGCGGCGCGCGGGATGGGTGGGTTCCAGGGGTACAGCACGGGCGGTCCTATGAACGTCGTTGCGCTGCCGCAGTAATCGTGTGTGCAAACACGTACGGCAGGTACTCGGGGCTGCTGCTTGAAATAGAGGGTCCGCCCAGCAGCGCAGTCTGCAAAAACATTTTTTGAACTTCAAATCGCAGGTTGTGGTATTCGATCCATTCCCGCCATGCGACATATCCCTTGGTGACGGTCCCTGCAATCATCATGATGTCGGGCTTGGGACGAACCAAGAACAAAAAGATTGTTATGAGTGGCATGAGAACCATGCTGCTCATACGAGTCAGTGTTTCAGCCCACGAGGGCGTCAGTATTTGCTTTCGTAATTGAACATATCGTTCTGCAACCTCAAATGGCTGCATAAACCCTTACTCCATCGTCGGGAAACTTCACCTCTTCCAGGGAACGAGCGTCGATGTAGATGAGCTCAGTGTATCGATCGGCGTGAATCATCGTCAGCAGGAGATCCAGCTCAATCACGTTGCCAGGAACCATGTACTTGGTGAGCGCGTGTGTGAGGTCAACCTCCGAGACCTTGTCGCCAATCCAAATCCAAGGGCATGTTGCGGGCTGGAATGGGTCGCTAGTGTAGGTCGTGATCTCATCACCCTCATAGAGAACTCGGCGCTTGACGATGCCGTCCCGAACATACTCCTCGACGAACACGGCCCCCTCTGGAACTCGCGTCATGTCCTCATCATACTCATCCTCCTTTGAGATCAGGTAGCGGGAATGAACACGGACGGGGGTGGGAAGAATACTCCAGATGTAGCGCTGAGCCGAAGATACGCATCGCGCGAAGGCGAAGAAGAGTGAAGTGCATGCCATTTTACTTGTTAGTGATTTCGTTTGACGCTGCGGGAACGAGTTCCATTTTTGCGTCCGCCAAGAAGTTCTCCTTGGTGAACTGCGCAAGCACAATCCGATCCATCTCCGTGCCCATTGCAATCGCCGTCGCAAGTGCCGTCACAATGAAGGGGATCGCAACGAGGAACCAGGAAACAACGCCCAACCCCATGCCGCAGAGGAGGTCAAGCACCACAACCGTGGCAAGTCCCAGCAGCGTCTTGAGCACCATCGTCACCCAAAGACCGTTGGCAACATCCAGTCCGAGCTGAACGACAAGAAAGACAAGATACAGCAGCGCGGGGGGACAGAGATCTTCGATAAAACGCATTTTCACCTATTTACATTTGAAACAAGAAAAGATGGCACAGATGATTGCTGACCTTGCGGGATGCGATTTGGAGGAGGCAACGAAGGCGTACGTGTTTTTCAATGGGGATATTGCGGCGGCAGTCGATTTCCTGCTTCCGACAACGAGTGTCTCGGGCGACAGTTACATCCCAGCCAAACCGACTGTTGAGACGGGCATGGACGCGGATCAAATCGACCGGTGTGCACGGGGTCGCGATCTACAGGACAAGGTGAACTCTATCTTTTCAGCAGCCGCCGCGCAAGGGAAAAGTTCGCTTCCGGAGGAGGTTGTCTCGGTACCAACGATGGCGTTGCCAGACGAGCCTGCTCGCCCTGCTTCTCCTGAATCGTCTTCCGGATAACTGGATTCTGCTGCACGAACGACTCAATCACTCCCGCAATTCGGGGCGCCTCTTCGAACAGGTGCATCTCATTAATGTGTGCCCGAACCTGCTCGGATCGCGCGGCATAGACATCGACATCGTCCAGTGCGGCAATCGCGTCGCTCCACTCCGACACGACGCCGCGTTCACATGCAATCCCCGCCTCCCCGATCCATTCCTGAACTCCCTCCGTGCTGCCACCCGGATACTTTGAGTTCTTCTGGGGTTTGGAGTACAGGACGGGAATGCCGTTCAGCATCGCCTCCACTGCAATTCGGCCAAAACTCTCATAGTAACTCGGCATCAACAGAATGCGAGTTCGTTTGAGAATGTTCTGAATGTGGTCATCAAAGGGCGTCCATTCCACATTTGGGGGGGCGTCGGGCACTTGAAGTTCGCCGTAATACGGCAGGACCCCCAAGAAGTTGCGGGTCGGGTTCTGGCGCGCAATGTCGAGGAACTGAACGACGCCCTTGTTGTGGTTGGCATTGACGAGCGTGATCATGTTTCGAACACCCTGATCCTCGCCCTCAATGAGAATCTTCTCACGATGCAGGATGGGGCGAACGACGTCGGTTCGGACAATGCTGCTCGGCCACGGCGCGATGTTCTTGCGATAATTCGGTTCCATCGTCTTGTTGATGAACAGCAGCATCTCCTTCCAGTTCGTTGAGGAGTTGCGGGTGATGGTCGTGTAGTTCCCATCGTAGTGGCACGTCGCGACGATGGGGCGGTTGTACCCCCGAGCGTTCAGTTTCCGCACATCAGGGAGAACGGGGGCGTGGGGGCAGATCCAAACATCGCTCGAATCGAGAAACGACCCCCCCGCTGAAAAATGAAGGAATCGGAACCCCTGGTAGGTCGACCCATTGTACCCCTCCTTCGGTTTTTGAATGATCAAAAACAGGACTTGATGCCCCCGCTTTTGAAATTCAATTGCCAAGTCGACGTCGTGGAGGAACGCGCCGCACAGGTCGGGCATCCTGTTTGCGAAAAAGATAACTTTCATTGTTTATGCCACATTAATGCGTTTCGTCTGGATCAAGCGTGCCGAATCGCCGCCGTGCGTCCATGACTCGACCCAGTTCGTGGGGTTGGAGTACTCCGACTGCTGGATGCCCAGCAGCGGCTGGTAGAAGTTCGGGATCGCCTTGTCCATCACGGTGTTCGCCTCCTTGCGGTTGCGAATCATGGAGGAGTGAATCAACCCGGACTCGTCATCCACTGCCGACGCATCGCCGCCGCCCAGATTGGGGGTGGTCGCAAACGGACGCGCCCACAGCTGCTTCTGCCCCTTCTGCCTCCATGCCCCGGGGATGCCCCACTTGAGTTCAGTGCTCTCGTCGACCTTGCACCCGCCGCCTGCCATACCAAACCCGCCCATCGCAATCATGCCCGGCTGGTCCGCCATTGCCATTGCAGGATTGAGGGTGTCGGAGCACCCCGCGCCCATTGCCGTCGTCTGGTGGGTGAGTGCGGAAGTGCTGCCGAAGGAGTTCGCAGACTCCGTGTATGCATCGGACTTGATGCGAGTCGGGGCAAAAAACCAGTCGGATGTGTTTGTGGTCGTCATCTCTCTTACATTCCCCCCGTGAAAAAACGAATGGCGAACGGACAAGCGAGATGAGAGGCACTATGGCGACTCAAATCCTTCAACCCGCGGATTGGTATGAGCATGACAACAATGGAAAGTATGTGATTGACGTCTTTGGACGAATTGACAAGAAGAGTGTGGCGTGTGTCCGCATCACGGGTTTCAAACCTTCGTTCTACGTCGCCGGACCCAAGCCCGCAGGGGGCACTGCAATGAAGAAGTATGACGTGTTGGCGGGGTTCAAGGACTTGGCGACGACGGACGTTTGGAAGGTGGAGTGCGACTCCAAGAAGTCCTTTCGCGACGCAATCAAGGGCGCCAAGGGCATTCTGTATGAGACCAACCTCCCGCCCTTCCTGCGAATGTTTCACGAGCGCCACCTCGGTCCCGCCTCTCCCATCACGTTCAAGAGCACCAACCGTCGCCGTATCCCGACGGGCGAGGAGGGCGAGGAGATCTACAACATCGACGAGTTCTACGAGTGCGACTTCAAGGATGTGGGTGTCGCCGACGCCTCCATCCCGATGCTGGTGGGGTGCTATGATTTGGAGATGTACTCCAAGTCAGGACTCTTCCCCCGTGCCGCGAACAACGACCCCATCGTTCAAATCGGGATCAGTTACCGCTGGTCGGACGACATGCTGGCGCCCGTCGGTAAGACGGTGTTTGTTGTTGGCAGTGTCTCTCCCTCGACGGACCCCGACACCAAGTTCGTGTCCTGCAAGACAGAGGAGGACGCGCTGCTCCAATTCCACGCCCAAATCCAGAGCAAGAACCCCGACGTCCTGTGCGGATACAACACGTTTGGTTTCGATGACGCGTACATCGAGGACCGGTGCCGATACCTTGGGATTGACGACCAGATGAACTTCTCGCGCTGCCCCCCGACCCAGACGAAGGATTCACACGGCAACTGGGTTCCCAAGTTCTCGGAAGTCAAGAAGTTTGAGTTGGCAGCGGGCAAGTTCGATCTGCGATACTTGACGATGACGGGGCGACTCGGGATTGACCTGCTGTTGAACATGCGGCGTGAGCATTCTCTCGACACCTTCAAGCTGGACAATGTTGCCTCCGTGTTTCTGCGCGACAAGGTGATTGAGTACGCCAAGGGAGTTGTCAAGACCAAGAGCACCCGCGGACTGCGAAATGGGAACTACATCAAGTTCGATGTGGTGGGGAATACGAGCGATCCGTATCGCGAGGGGCACAAGTTCGTCGTCTCCAACGTCCAAAAGAGTTCGTTTGAGATTGCGGTGGACGACACCCTGTTCACCGATCTGAGCGACAAGGACCGCAAGTGCTTGGAGTGGACGTTCACGAAGGACGACGTGGAACCCGCCGAGTTGTTCCGACTGTGCCAGGGCAGTGCCGACGATCGGGCGCGGATTGCGCGCTACTGTATCCAGGACTGCGACCTGGTGCTGACACTCATGGCGAAGCTGGACACGATCGTCAACGCTCGTGGAATGGCAGACGTGTGCAAGGTTCCGATGCAGTTCGTGCTGACCCGAGGACAGGGGATCAAGATCTTCTCCGCGGTCGTGTACTATGCCTCCCAGCGAGACCAGATCATCCGGACACAGGAAGCGGCACTTGGCGATCATTCCTACGAGGGCGCCATTGTGATTCCGCCCGTGATTGGGATGTACCTCGACCAACCCATCTCGGTTTTGGATTACAACTCGCTCTACCCCACCAACATGATTGCCTACAACCTGTCCCCCGACACGATGGTGTCCGTCAAGGAGTATGACGCGGACAGCAACCTGCTGGGCGACAAGGAGGCCAACAGGAGAAACAAGGAGCGCGTTGCGGCGCTGGAAGAGAAGGGGTACGTTCTCGAAGAGGTTGAGTATGACACGAAGGACGAGAAGGACGTTGTCATCGGCAAGACGGTGTGCACCTTCGTCCAACCGAACGCAAACGCAATGACGACGGGCATTCTACCCAAGACACTCGACATCCTGCTCAAGAAGAGGAAGGAGTTCAAGGAAAAGATGGAGGATACACAATATGACGAGGCTCAGCGATCTGTCTTCAATGGTCTCCAACTGGCTTACAAGGTGGTCGCAAACTCCGTCTACGGTCAATGTGGCGCCCGAACCTCGCCCATACGGTCACTCCGTGTGGCTGCGTGCACAACAGCCGCAGGTCGAAAGGCACTTGGACTCGCAAAGTCGATCGTCGAAACCGAATTCAACGGCAAGGTGGTCTACGGCGACACGGACTCCATCTTCATCAAATTTCCAACGAAGGATGTTGGGGAATCTATCAACCTCGGGATTGCCGCCGGGAAGCGTATCACTGAGTGCTGTCGGCGACCTTACAAGATTGCCTACGAGAAGACCTTCTACCCCTTCATCCTCTTCTGCCGCAAGCGGTACTGCGGCATGAAGTACGAGGAAGACCCCAATCCCGCAAAGGCAAAGCGGATGTCGATGGGTATCGTCCTGAAGCGGCGAGACAATGCCCCGATTGTGAAGGACGTGTTTGGTGGCGCTCTGGACATCCTCCTGTTGGAGCGAGATGTCAAGAAGGCACAGGAGTTTGCAAACAAGATGCTGCTGGACGTCCTCGAGAACCGCATGCCGATCGAGAAGTACATCGTCAGCAAGAGCCTGCGGGACGACTACAAGAACCCATCCTCCATCGCCCATCGCGTCCTCGCTGACCGCATGGCAGAGCGCGATCCGGGAACGGCGCCAAAGGTGGGAGATCGTGTGCAGTACATCTACGTGGCCGAGAACAAGAAGAAGGCAAAGCAGGGCGATCGGATTGAGAACATGGACTACGTTCGGGCAAAAAAGTTGACGCCCGACACGGAGTTCTACATAACCAACCAGATTCAGAACCCTGTCGCACAGTTGTTTGCGCTGTGCATTGAGCAGTTGGAAGGGTACGTCGCGCCCAAGAAGAACTCTTATTCGCTGCTGTATGAGACCGCACTCGCAAAGAATGACGGAAACGAGGAGGAGGCAACGCTGTATGTCTTGAAGCAGAAGGAGAAGCAACTAGATTCATTGATGTTTCTGGACACTCCTGCCCTGTCCAAGATCGTTCGTGGCAATGTGCGAGGTCCCATGGACGCCTTTCTCAGGAAGAAGTGATTTCGACTTTCCAGTATACTTGACCTGCTTCCACGCAACCCACGCCGCAATACTCCGTGCGTTTCCCCGCAGTACGCTTCGCGGAATGTAATCGCCGTCTGCGTCCATTACTTTCGTCTGCGAATGGTTTTTCTCTTGTTGGACTTCTTGCCATTACGAGTCTTCCGCTTCCTTCCACCATACTCTGACACTTTACGAATGACGTCCTCGGGGAGTTTCTGTCCTAGTTTTGTGGAATTCAGCGCAGCGATCCCTGCCTCGCTGGCTTCTTGCATTTTCTTGTTCAACCGATCAAATACAAAGGAGACCAATACCGTTCTCTGCTTGCCTTTCTCATCCTCGTATGGAATTAATTTTTTTACGTTACTGTGATTTTTAATGAACTCGTCTGTGAAAAAAGGAGCTTCTACGGTCACGTAGTCGGGGTCTTTGCCATCTTCGGTCGTCGGAGGATATTCATCAATGTGTACATAGCTGTCACCGGGCAATCCTTGGATTTGGCTAATGTAGCTCTCGATTCCCGTAATTATCTCGCGATGATCGTGTTCATAGTAGAGCATAGTGGGCTTTTTGGTTCTTTTATCAAACATATAGATATCCGCGAATCGGGGCGCACTCTTCATTTACACACTATCCGCGTTTTTTTTTGCATGTCTGCGGTAGGTTTTTCGCTTGTTGGACTTGCGCTTGCGGGTCTTCCGCTTCTTCCCGCCATACTTCGATATTTCACGAATGATGTCCTCGGGGAGTTTCTGTCCTAGTTTCGTGGAATTCAGCGCAGCGATCCCAGCCTCCCTGCCTTCTTGCTTTGTCTTCCGTTTGAGGTCTTCTATCCGATCTACTTTGCGAACAGCATCGTTGTATTTTGATATATCAACCCCCTCCTCATTGTATGCGTCAAGTGCCTCATCGTAGAGTGGATTTCTCTTTGGATTGGGAAGTAATGTTAGCAGAGCTGAAAAATCACTCGGCAGTAGAGGCAGTCTTTCAAGGCGTAAGTTTCTCGCGTCGATATAGTTAATATCATCTGGAAGAGGTGGAAGCTGGGTAATCTTTGTATTATCGCAGTGAAGTTCTAGCAGTGAATGCGGAAGTTCTGGAAGTTGAGTAATTGGTGTGTTGGAACAGTGCAGATTTTCCAATGAATCCGGAAGAGGCGGAATTTGAGTAATTTTTGTATTACTGCAATCGAGAAAACTCAAAGATTTCGGAAGAGGTGGAAGTTGAGTAATCTGTGTATCACTGCAGGCCAGAAATGTCAATGATGTCGGTAAGGGTGGAAGTTGAGTAATTTGTGTATTATCACAATCAAGCTGGAGAAGATTGTCTGGAAGAGTAGGCAACGACGTAATCCGCAAGCCTTCTATATATAATCCTCTTTTCGTTTGTGCCTCTTGCAACGCACGCAATAGTTTTGGCGTATCGGGTCCGTGTGCCATATTATTACTTGCGATAGGTTTTTCTCTTGTTGGACTTCTTGCCATTGGTATTACCTTTACGATACGTTCTCCGTCTTCCTGACCCCCGTGCCGCGACTCTTGCTGCTTGTTCCTCCTGCGCCTTTTTACGAACGATAGCTTCCTGTTTCATTCGCTCTGCTACAGCAGCATCTTCTACTGCTTTCTTTTCTGCTGCAACCCTATCTACTTCCTTCTGTTCAGCAGTCCTATATTTTACCATCGTGACCGCCTTCACGTCATACGTGAATTGGTCGGAACCCTTTTGACAATGATCTGCACTTACAATATTAACATCTTCTCCAAGTCCATTTATACCCGGAGAAACCTGAACGCTCCTATACGACGCTACAAATGCCAACTTCTTCTCATTTGGAACGAGTTCAAAGATACTGCATTGAGACGCTAATGCGGATTGTAGGTCTTTCTCAGTAACTGTAAAATTGCCATTCAAGGTAAGACGGAAATAAGGTGTATCTATATGAACATCCTTCGTATACGGAGCGCCATCCAACTCCTTCTTACATTCGTAAAAAGTAGACGTCTTATCCTTCAAACTGGACTCAATACTCTGCAAACTTATACCGTAATACGAATCATCCACTGTAAATATAAGTCTACGTTTGGCAAGTGCATCAAATATTGGAATGTCTTTGTTTAGTGTCATGTCAAACACGTCAGGCAACTCTTTGTACTCAATTTCTGTAACTTCAAGAGTAGGCAGAGCAGGTTCGGCGCCAAAATCAAGGGCACGAGGGGCACCATCAATGACCCGATGAACGATCGCGCCGAAACTTACGAGTAGAAACGACGCGATGTCCTTGGCGATTTGCTGTTCTTCTGCCGACAGTCCGGTCGTCGTGTGCCCTGCCAAGTATTCTGCATGTTCTACATCGTCCTCGTCAAGATACACGCCGTTCTCAACCAGATGTTTCACGAACTCGAGGTTGCGGGATGAAACTGCATTGGTTAGAGGTGTTTCATCGTTGTACTTTATGTTTGCTAGGGTCGGGTGCTGCGCGAGAATTGCCTTTGCGGTCACGTTATCGTTGGTTTCGATTGCCGCGTGCAACTTCTTTCGTGCCACCATTTCTGCTATCGTCAGGGGTTCCTCCTCTTCCTCTTCTACTCCGTCCAGGAGACGTAGAATAGCACTAGGGACGGCACCCTCGCCCGGTTCCGCACGATCTACAAGTTCGCGCTGAGACCGGAGAATTTGAGGAGTAACAGTCGCACCCAACTCGAGGAGCAACCGAACGAGGTTGAGGTTCTGACTGTACAATGCTCGCCTAAGAGGCGGTTCTGGATGCCCGTCATTCTCTGCATCAAACTCTCGATCGAGCAGTCGAGGATGCGCTTGGAGAATAGAGCGCACTTCCAGCAAGGATTCGCCGTCGATCTCGTCAAACAATATTCTCTGTTCCTCCACTTCGCGTGCCGACAGCGGTTCTTCTCCTGTTGCCCCCTGTGCCTCCAATACATACCTGAGAATGTCAGTTGCAATCGCTCTCTCCTCCTCGTCCTCCACGTCATGCGCCATTTCCTGTGCAAACTCAACCGCATTTCGCGTGACAATCGCACCGTGCTCTACCATCCACTTCACCATGTCGAAATCGAGGTCGCTCACAGCCGCCTCAAGGGGGGTTTCTTCGTCGTATTGCAGATTCATCAGTTTCGGGTGGCGAGTCAGAATGTCCTGCACAAGCTGCAACCGATCCCCCAATATAATGTACTTGAACAGGTCCTTCTGTGCGGTAAGTTCCTCGGAAGTCAACTCTTCCTGGGGCGGCTGCATTCTTGTTTTACGCCGACATAAAAACGGATTATATTTCTGCTTTCGGATTAGAAGCACTTGGATAGAAATGGAAGAATCAATCGACGAATCAAGCATGGAATCAGACGTTATGATGGACGAGACACTGGACATGATGGCACTCATTCTTCGCGGAAATCGGGAGTTCTACGCCGTGCTCCCCCATGCGCGAGAGTCCCGATCTCAACTCATGGCACTTCATCAGCGCAACAACGCCACAATGCTCGAGATTCTGCGCTCGCAAGTCACTGCGAGGAACCGGAACGTTGTGACGGTGACACTGACCACCGCGCAGAATGGAAGTACTACCTGGTTGGACAGCGCTGTGCCAATCACACCTTCGACAGCCCAGGTGGCTGCAGGCACGGCTCGGAACGCGGTTATGACGGATGCAACGGTCTGTTCCATCTGCCAGGATATGGTGACGAGTGCCACCCGTCTCACAAACTGCGGACACTGCTTCCACGCGGCGTGCATTGACGAATGGTTCACACAGAGCCCTCGATGCCCAATGTGCCGAAACGATATTCGCGAACGCCCAGCACAATAAGGAATGAAGCTTCCTCTGGTTGCCGTCTGTACTCCCACCCGCAATCGCGGATGGTCTCACTCTTTTTCACGTGCGTGCATGTCTGCCCAGGACTATCCCTCCGATCGAATTCACTGGATTGTGCTTGACAACTCCGATTGTCCCGAAGATGGATGGGACAATCCGACGGAGCGAATTGATGGAACACACACGGTCGCATGGATGCGGAATCGGTGCATTGAACTCGCGCTTGAAACGGACTGTGAGTACATTGTGTTCTGGGACGACGACGACTACTACCCCCCGAAACGGATTTCATCGGGCGTCGAAGCTCTTGAATCTGATTTCACGAAGAGCATCGCTGCGTCCAGCAAGATGTTTCTCCTCCTCACCAAGGAGAACGTCATGATGACAACGGGACCCTTTCACGAGACACATGGAACTGCCGCGACATTCACAGTTCGGCGGACGTATGCCGAGAACCACCGATTCGATCCATCGAAACTCAAGGGTGAGGAAGTGTCCTTCACAAAGGGGTGGACTGCCTCGATGATTCAAGTGTCGCCCGAAGACACGATTGTCGTGATGGGTCATTCCCGAAACACAGTTGACAAATCTGATTTGCTGAAACGACCCCAAGTGTACAGCGCCAAAATCATCAACGATGCGAACGGGAAGCAGTGGATGCGATCTCGTTGGCCCGTACCATGGGATCAATTTCGTGCCACATTTTCTGTTTGAGGATGTGCAACACCTCGGGCGATCGTTCCGTCGACATTGTTACCGTTGGAAGGGGATCCGACTCACCGTATTGCAGAAACTGCAAGATGCGACGGACGTCATGCTTGAACCGCTTTGCCAGCGTAGACATGTCCTCTTTTGGAAACAGGGGTTGAAGGTCAGCAGGTTTGGGGGGAAAACATCGTAGAATGGAAACCGCCTCCTTCTGTTTAAAAATATGAGGAATCTCATTGCACGTCAACAAAACGGGGACCTTGCGCTCGGGCGAGGCAACCCACTCCGCGATTCGACGTTGGGCGTGAGGATCGGATCCATCAATCTCATCTAGAATCAAGCACGTGCGCTTTTGGTCTCCTCGAATGAGGGACGAAATACTCATCGTGTTGCGTGATGAATTAATCAAGTTCGTGACGTCCTCGTGACTTCGCATCGACTGACTCGCATTGATTTCGAGGGGTTCGAGTCCGCAGGATCGGACAGAGGCAAGCGCTAGTGTCGTCTTACCAATTCCAGGCGGACCGTGCATCAGCATGACACTGGTATAGGGTCGAGTTGTCAGGTATCGCGTGAGTGCTGATTTCACATCTTGATGTCCGACCACTTGATCCAGGAACTCAGGGCGTCTTGTTTCGCTCCACATACTCTTCCTTCGTCTTTCCATCGAAAATGCTTACCGACTATACAACAATGGACGCTCCGCGGCACGTGCTGCAAACGCTGTTTCGCGACACAACTTTCCCGCTGGTTCAGCATCACATTGAGTCGTTCAACTCCCTGCTGGAGACGAGCATCCCGAACTTCATCAAGGTGTCGAATCCCTTCGAGCTGGAATTGGCAGACAAGCGGTACATCCGGGTGTACATTGGCGGGAAGACGGGAACTGCAATCACGTACCAGTCGCCCGTCGACGACATTGGCAATGCGATTGTGCCGCACACCTGCCGCCTCGACAATCTGACCTATGCCGTCAGCATGACGGGAACGATTGAGATTGAGTATGTCTTCCCAGATGGAAGGACGGAGACGAAGGTGTTTGAGAACATTCCGATCGGCAAGTTGCCACTGATGCTTCGTAGCAAGATGTGCTACCTCACGGGCATGGACGGGTTCTCAGTGGGGGAGTGCAAGTTTGAGCAGGGCGGATACTTTGTCATTGACGGCGCCGAGAAGGTGTTGCTGACCCAAGAGCTGCTCGGCAACAACATGTTCTATTCGGGACAGCGGAGCTACACTGCGACTGCGATCGAGGAGACAGAGAGCGAGGCAGCTGAACGAAAGGCGCGCGAAAAGGATGCGGGGGTGAGTGCGAATCGAATCGCGGAACCGAATGAGACGTTTGTGGGCATCAAGTCCATCTCCGAGGACGGGAGTCGTGGACCGTACTCCCATTTCATGGTTGTCCCCCCCGAGAGCGCCTACTCAATGTTGGGCGAGCACTACGGCAAGGATCGGCGGGTGGCGTTCATCACTCTGCCCGGGTTCATCGAGCCCGTGCCGCTGCTGAGCGTGTTTCGCGCACTCGGCGTGTCCTCGGATCGGGATCTGTACGATATGGTGCTGTCGAGTGTCGCAGACAAGGATCGGCGGCACTATGACGACATTTTCCGTCATCTCATCCTGAGTCACGAGACGTACCTGAACGTCACGAGAGACGCGACCGACCTCGGGGTTCTGGAACAGAGCACGAAGCGCAAGTACAAGACGGAGGTCGTGGAGAACCTGTACGAGCTACTGTTCCCTCACATTGGCGGGGAGGGGCAGGATGCGGGCACCCTCTTCCGTCGCAAGGCGTACATGCTGGCACACATGACGAAGATGGCACTGGATGTTGCGATTGGGCGCGCAGAACCGTCGGATCGCGACAACATGCGGTTCAAGCGTCTCGATACCTCTGGCGACCTGTGTTTCCAGGAATTCCGACGGATTTATCGTGAGATGGGCAAGAGTCTGCTGCTCAACATGGACAGCCGAATCCAGTTTGAGCGCAAGACGTATGAGGGGCAAGGACTGGTTGAGCTCATCAAGCGTGAGAACATCGGACGGTACTGGCGCAGCAACACACTGCTGAATCAGTTCACGAAATCGTTCAAGGGGCAGTGGGGTGGCAAGAACGGCATCTCGCAGGAACTGTCGCGTCTCTCGTACATCGGGTACCTCTCCCACCTTCGACGCACCAACCTCCAAATCGATCCGTCCATGAACTCTGCGCCGCCACGCCGACTGTATGCGAGTCAGTATGGACTGATGTGCCCCGTCGATTCGCCCGATGGAAGTGGCGTTGGGTATATCAAGGCACTTGCCACCTTTGCCCGAGTGTCGAACTCCTTCCCGTCGGCGGCGGTGAAGAAGGTGCTGCTCGATTCCAAGATTGTTCGGTCCATCGAGGACGTTCATCCCTCAACGATGCGCCCACTGTGGACGCCCCTGTTTGTGAACTCGGAGTTGTTTGGTGTTTGCGTGGGGAACACGGAGGCGCTGCATGCGACTCTCGTTGCTGCCCGTCGATCGGGGGCACTCGGATCAGAGGTGTCGCTCGCGTGGAATCGGTTGGAGAATGAGTACAGCATCGCATCCGACGCAGGTCGTCCAATTCGACCCGTGTATCGCGAGGGAGCAACCCCTGAACCCGTTCTGGCAGCAAAGACCTGGGCGGACGTTGCGAAGAATCTGGATTACATTGACGCGCCCGAGACTGCGGTTTCACGTCTGTCGCTCTCGCCCTTTGACCCAAAACTCCGCTCGGAACTCCACATGACGTTCAACATGTCGGCAATCGCAAACTTGGTGCCCTTTTCCGACCACAACCCGGGTCCTCGAAATGTGTTTTCCATCGCACAGCAGAAGCAGGCGTGTGCGTGGTATCACACCAACTTCACGAAACGGTTCGACACGATTGCCACCTTCTTGACGATGCCCCAGAAACCCATGTCGCAGACGTGGATGTATCGCGAGATCATGGGGGCGGGAGGCTGCATGCCGTACGGCGAGAACGCGCTCGTTGCAATCACGACGTATGGCGGACACAATCAGGAGGACTCCGTGATGCTGAACAGCGGGGCGCTGCGTCGCGGGATGTTCCGAACTCTGTATTTTCACAGCTACGATCTCGCAGAGTCCATGTTCGGCAATCCGGGACAGCAGAAACCCGACATCGAGAATCTGGTCCTCGACCCCTCCATCAAGACGACCGTCGGAAACCTCATTCTCAACCCGCTGTACAAGGACTCGGTTTCACGAAAGGAGGGAATGAACTACGAACTGCTGGATGCGGACGGATACATCAAAGTGAACTCGATCATCGACGAGAACACGATTCTCATGGGACTGGTGACGCCCATCGTGAGTGGTTCGGGTCAGATCACAGGGTATCGCGACGTGTCGGAGACGACGAAGCGGGGACAGCATGGGCGCATCGATGCGGTGTATCGCTACACCCTCCCGAATGGACTGAAGGGCGTCAAGATCCGGGTCGTGGAGGAGCGCTCCCCCGTTCCAGGCGACAAGATGGCGTCTAGGCACTCACAGAAGGGGACGTGTGGGATGCTGATGCCCGAGGAGGACATGCCCTTCACGGCACGAGGCGTTCGACCCGACATTCTCTTCAACCCCCACGCACTCCCGACGCGCATGACGGTGGGGCAGTTCTTGGAGAGTTCTTGCAGTCGCCTGGGACTTGATCTCGGGGCGTTCATTGACGCAACGCCCTTCACAGTGTCGAATCGCGGCAACGACTTGAAGGAGACGATGATTGCAAGGGGATTTGAGCCGTATGGTTCCGACATCCTGTACAATGGACTCACGGGCGAGATGATGGGGGTGGATATTTTCATGGGACCCGTGTACTACCAGCGCTTGAAGCACATGGTGGAGGACAAGATCAACTACCGCTCCACGGGACCGAAGAAGCTGCTGACACACCAGCCCGTGCAGGGACGCAGCAACAACGGCGGTCTTGCTCTTGGCGAGATGGAGCGCGACGGACTGGTCGCACATGGAATGTCCAAGTTCCTGAACGAGAGTTTCATGGATCGGTCGGACAAGGCAGATCTGCAATTCGACCGGGCGAATCAGAGGTTCGACACGAGTCGGGAGACGCTGTCGGTGCCGTTCGCAATGGGGGTGTTTGCGAAGGAGTTGGAGGCGATGCACATTTCCGTGAATGTGCAAACATCCGACTAAAACATTCTCACCTTATTTACAGGTAAGGATGGAGGATATAGTATTGAAGATGTCTGACCGTATTTACGTAACAAAGCGCAACGGCGCGAAGGAACTTGTGTCGTTCGACAAGGTCACTGACCGAATTCGCAAGTTGGCGGACGAAGGCACCCTCCAGCATGTAAACCCCGACCTCGTCGCACAGAAGGTTTGTAACCAAATTCAGGATGGAATCAAGACGTCCGAGTTGGACGAGTTTGCAGCCGAGACGTGTGCGATGATGCAGGCGCGCTACCACCCCAACTACGGTCTTCTCGGTGCTCGCATCGTGATTGACAATCACCAGAAGAACACGTCGGACAATTTCTCGGATGTGTCCCGCCGCCTTCACGAGGCAGGCATTCTGTCGGAGACGTACTACAAGTATGTGTCGTCTGTCACCACCCAGTACAACTCCATGATCGAGTACTCCCGCGACTTCAACTTTGACTACTTTGGGTTCAAGACGCTCGAGAAGGGGTACCTCCTTCGAATCAACGACAAGATCGTGGAGCGCCCCCAGCACATGTGGATGCGCGTGGCAATCCAGATGCATGGGATTGATTTCTCAAAGGTGAGGGAGACGTACGATGCGCTCTCTCTGGGGTACTTCATCCAGGCAACGCCCACCCTCTTCAATGCGGGAACGAAGCACCCCCAGTTGTCCTCCTGCTTCCTCGTCCACATGGAGTCGGACTCGATTCAGGGGATTTACAACACGCTGGGCGAGTGTGCCCAGATCTCCAAGTGGGCGGGTGGGATTGGGCTGTCGATCCACAACATCCGTGCACGGGATGCCGACATTCATGGCACGAACGGCAAGTCGACGGGCATTGTGCCGATGCTGAAGGTGTTCAACGACACCGCCAAGTACGTCAACCAGGGCGGCAAGCGCAACGGGTCGTTTGCGATTTATTTGGAGCCGTGGCATGCGGACATTGAGGCATTCCTCCGCCTCAAGCTCAACACGGGCAACGAGGACGAGCGCGCCCGCGACCTGTTCTACGGCCTTTGGATCCCCGACCTGTTCATGAAGCGGGTGGAGGAGGATGGGGTGTGGTCGCTCATGTCGCCCGACACGAGTCCCGGTCTTGCGGATGTGTGGGGTCCTGAGTTCGAGGAGCTGTACACCCACTACGAATCGAAGAAGCAGTTCCACAAGCAGATTCCCGCCAAGAAGTTGTGGCAGATGATTCTCGACTGCCAGATCCAGACGGGGACGCCGTACCTGTGCTACAAGGACGCCGCAAACTCCAAGTCCAACCAGCAGCACCTCGGCACCATCAAAAGCTCGAATCTGTGTACCGAGATCATCGAGTTCACGAGCCCCGAGGAGACGGCGGTGTGCAATCTCGGGTCCCTTGCCCTCCCCAAGTTCGTCAAGGACGGCGTGTTTGATTTCGCCAAGCTGCGCGAGTACACCACCATCCTGACTCGCAATCTGAACCGCGTGATTGACACGACATACTACCCCACCGAGAAGTGCCGTCGTTCCAACCTGCGCCACCGCCCCATTGGCATCGGGGTGCAGGGACTCGCAGATGTATTTGCACTCATGCGACTTCCGTGGTCGTCGCAGGCAGCAGCTGACCTCAATCGCGAGATCTTTGAGAACGTATACTTTGCAGCAGTGGAGTCGAGCATGGCACTCTCTTGGGAGTCAGATGTATACAGGCATTACCAGTCGGCGGGTCCATACCACACCTACGTCGGAAGTCCCGCTTCAAAGGGCAAGTTGCAGTTCGACCTGTGGGGGCAGCAGCCGACCCAGACGCCTTACCTGGATTGGGTGTACTTGAAGCTTCGACAGGGGACAACTGGTCTAATGAACTCCCTCCTGATTGCGCCCATGCCGACCGCCTCCACCTCCCAGATTCTCGGCAACAACGAGTGCATCGAGCCCTTCACGAGCAACATGTACTCCCGCCGCGTCCTTGCGGGTGAGTTTGTGGTTGTCAACAAGTACCTCGTGAGCGACCTGATTGAGCGTGGTCTGTGGACCTCCGACGTCCGCACCCAGATCATCGCCAACAATGGCAGCGTCCAGACCATCGCCGAAATCCCCGCCGACCTCCGCGAGCTGTACAAGACGGCATGGGAGATTCCGATGAAGACGATCATCAACATGGCCGCCGACCGCGCCCCCTTCATCTGCCAGTCGCAGTCCCTCAACCTCTTCATCGCCGAACCGTCCTATTCCAAGATTTCGTCCATGCACATGTATGCGTGGAAGAAAGGACTGAAGACGGGGTGCTACTACCTCCGAACAAAGGCAGCCGCCAAGGCACAGCAGTTCACTGTCGAACCTCCTGCGTGCGTTAGTTGCTCGGCGTGATTGAAATTTTCTGTGCGTCATATCATAAACAGAAATGTCCGCCCCTGCACCCACCGTCGTTGCTCCCTCTGGCGCTGCCGCCGTTGCCACCCCGCTGAAGGGCGGTGCCGTTGCACTCTCCCCCCTGCCCCTTGGCGGTCGCCGCCGCTCCCGGAAGCTCTCCAAGAAGGCGCGCAAGGCACTGAAGACGCTGAAGAAGATGGGCGGTGATGAGATCGAGGAGGCGGTCGCCCCTGCCCCCGCCGTCGCCGGCGCCGAGGAGCTTGTCACGGAGGGCGCTCGCCGCCGCCGCTCCCGGAAGGGCTCCAAGAAGACCCGCCGCTCGTCCCGCCGCTCGTTCCTGTATTAGAGCCGGTCCCCGATCTCGCTCACCAGCGTAAACAAATCATCTGAAAATCCGTAATGGCAGCCGTTCGGTTCACTCATCGCAGGCGGCTTGCGCGCTGACGTGTTCTTCTTGTGCACCAAACTCACAATAACGTCCTGGGGAGACATCTCCCGGCACATGTGTTCGCGACCGCGAATGAATGCGTCACCCTCCGCAATCTGCTCATCGGGGAACTTCTGACTCTGCCAGAACGCCCTCGTGAAACAGAGCGTCGCCTCACTCACTCGCTTCGACATGTCCAGTGTGATCGGAGGAACGTTCATGAACGACTTCTTCTCGTGAATCTCGTAGCACGGGATCGTGGTTGAGAAGAGGCACTCCTTCCGCGGTGCAGCCATCATGTGTGCGACGCGGGAGAGGAAACTGTTGTTGGGGTACACGTCATCGTCGTCCATCATCACCAGAATGTCGTGAGACGCACTCTCAACCGCAAGATTGCGCTTGGCACCGATCGTCAGTGGCGTGTCGTGGAGGACATACTTTACGTTCGGGAGGTCGGACACCAGATCCTTGATCTGATCCATTCCGTCGTCCACAATCACCCACTCGATCTTCTCCGGGGGATACGACTGGGCGACGATGCCGTACTTTGCAAGGGGGATGAAAGGTCGGCGATCGCGCGTGATGGTAATGACTGAAATCATCGGCAGGTCCACCTCCTTCGGGAGTCCAGCTTCCAGCGAGAACGCGGGAATGCCCGCAAACAGCTCACGCAGGACAATCGAGGTCTCGCGCACAAACGTCTGGTGCCTCTCCTCATACTTCCGTCGCATGTCGTTGGACGTCCCCGTCTTCTGCTCGGGAGTCTGGTTGAGGAAGAACACCAGTCCCTCGATGATTGACTGAACGTCCACATCCTCCAACACCCCAAGGCACTGAGGATGCGGCGTCACCTTCTTGTTGGAAATCCAGATTGCGTCGTTCGTGAGTTCCGTGAAGGGGTTGATGGGAGACAGCATCTGGATACACCCCGTCGACATGGTCTCATTGACAGCATGCCCGAACCCCTCCGCAGCGGACGTGCAGATGCTCAGCCCGCACTCCTTCATCAACGCATCATACTCCGTCTCCTCCATCACCTCGGCGTGCATGACAATCTTCGATCGAAGCGACTCAGGGATCTCGGGGATCTGCACGTGGGCGGGGGAGTGGACGATGTGAAGCTCAGGCAGGGCGTGCCATATATGCGCATGCTGGGTTTGGATCTGCATGTACGCCTGAACGATGGGTTTGGGATTTCGCCAAATGTTCTTCCCCACGGGCACGATCGCCTTCCCGTAGTTCTTCTGCGCCGGCATGACCTTGTCGATGGACGTCCATCCAATGTATCGGACGGGCGCACAGTCCCAGTCTGAGAAGATCTTGACCGCGTCCTTCGTCTTGACCCAAATCTCATCCACCATCTTGGCATACGGTCTCCATGTCTGGTACGTCCACTCGGGGTTCGGGATCCAGATGTTCTTGGACGCATACATGAAGAGGGAGGGGTTGATGACCTCAATGAAAAAATTGACCTCTGCCTCCGGGCACTGAGGATGGAACGAGGGAATGTGGCGGACCTCCACCTCCTTCCCTAGCACGTGGGCAATCATGCCGTGCAGAATCTGGATGTCCTGCGACACCCCCGTGTTCTTGCTCAAAGTACCAATGATATTGACTCGCATTGTAGATCTGTTAGGTTGCGTTTTGTAAATCGTTGACGCGGGCATTGCGCTTGGTGCACTGTCTCCTCACGAGGCGCTGCTTGCACGTGCTCGTGCGGTTGCCACACATCCGCTTCCACGATGCCACGTCGGTTGGTGCACAGGGCGTCAGCGAAACCTGTCGATCTCGCACCCACGTCCCCTGACCAAGGCAGAGAGACGAGACGGGTGTCGCGGCATCCAGTTTCGATTCGTATGTGTCTGTCAGGAGCACACACGCTTCTCTCATCGTCTCGCTCCCAAATCCAAACAGATCATTCGTTGGGTCTGCGCAGTATGCCCGATCGTCCGTGACAAACCGAGTCCCATCCCACTGAAGTGCGTCAATGGGTCGGAACATCCCCCACGCTGACTCCCACGCAAACCAGTGTCCCGATCGTTGGAGGTAGACGACGCCCTGGAACGACACAAGACTCATTGTCTGCCTAGAAGAAACTCTTCAACTCACCTGTCCGCGTTCCATAGATCTGGGTGTCGACGGGGCGCTCAATGGGTGCGGGGAAGTCCATGATGTCCTTGCGGTAGTACACATACGCCTCAATCTCCACCATGATGCGGTTGGAGCTGAACCCCACAACACGGTCGTTCAGTTCCTGCAGCTCCTGTGCGACCCGAGCGGGATCGTTCTTCGCATACTGCAGGTAGTAGCTCCGCATGATGGTCTTGAGATCCTCCTCGTTCTGGTCGTCAATCTGGTAGTTCTTCGATCCACTCATTGCCGCAACCGCCTGCTTGATCTTCGTCTGGAGGTTCCCGATGTTGCCCTCGCTGAAGAAGACGCTGTTGAGGGCATTGGCGCTGTGGCGGTGGAAGATCTTCTCGGACATCTCCGTCGGCGCGACGCCGGGTTCGGGGGCATACAGCACCGCCTTGGGAACGGACGTGTTCTTCTCCGCCTCACTGAGAGGAAGTCGCCCAGTGTGTTTGGGTGCATTCGGGATGGCAGATCCCGTGTAGAAGGCGGACAGGGTTGCGATTGTGTAGTCCGCGATCGAACTCATTTGTTGAAGAGACAAGACAATTTACAACACGATGCGTCCACCAATTGAACCCGTGTCGGGTTGGAGGATGTCAAGTTCGAGGGTGTAGACGGGTTGCAGCGACATGTTGAGGAAGGGGAGGTTTGACCCGATCAGCGTGTTCGGCTCCAGAACGTTTGACGACCCTCCGTCGATGGACCCAGGGTACTGGATGATTGCGTTGCCGTTGGCATCGATGGTCGTGAAGTTCGGGATCATGAATCCGTTGTATGAGGATGCGTAGGGCACGGTGCGTTCGTCGGAGGGACCTCGGGGGTTATAGATACCGTTGCTGTCCATGACATAGTCGAGCAACTGAAGAACGGGGAAACTTGCATTCACGAGGGACTGGACGAACGTCGTGTTGTCGGCATTCATGGAAGCTAAAATGGGGGAGTTCAGGATCGACGTGAGCGTGTTTGAATGGAACGTGACGCGATCCCCGACGTGCAGCTCATTGCCCGAGAAATACTGGAACGACCCCGTGAAACACTTCAAGTACGTCTGATTCGCAGTCGCCTGGATTAGGGAGATGGTGAGCGAGTCGAGCTGCACGAAGTTGCTTCCGTTCGGGTCTGTGATGGAGAACTGGAGTTTCTGGAGATTGGTGAGTGGACTCTGGAATTGAAGCGCCTCGACGTTCCACGGTTCATAGTCAAACTGCTGGACGCCCGCATTGGACTGGAACGTCAGTTGAGTGCGCTGTTTCTGGGTGAGAACGGAGAAGCATCGGCGCATGGGTTCGTTGCCGCCCACATACTGTCCAAAGTACTCGTTCAGGTAAAAAAGCAGGTACGGGTAGGTCGTGAAGGTCGAGAAGGCTGTGTTGGCGACATTCGACTGAACGAACTCGGACGTGGACGCGTCTGCGAGATTCGGCGGCACAATTGCAAGATTCAGGAACTGGCGCTGGGGCAGCACCGCGCGAATGAGTCGGATTGCTTGGACGTTGCACGGCGTGAAGACGCTGCCGAATCCGGATCCGGAGGGTTTGATGATGTACCCCGTGTCGTATGCGATGAAGTTGCCACTCGTCAAGGATGAGTTGTAGGCAGGGTAGGGCACGTTCGATGGAGAGGCGGGAAGAGTCCACCCCTGTGAGTTCGGAAGACCTGGGATCGGAGACGCGAGGTTGGACTGCTCCACCGCAAAGGTGGGCACGAAGGGGTTGTTTGCGTACACGGGAGGGTTGCTGGCAATTGCCCCCTGAACTCCAAATGCAAAAACAAGGTTTGTGTACGGGTTGGGCTGCTTCAGCCAGTCGCGCTCGGACGTGTCGACGATGACATACCGCTTGACGGGAACTGTATTGGGCGCTTTCTGCACGATGTTTGCGTCCGAATGCGAACCCGTCGGGACGTTGTTGAAGTAACTCGTTTCCACGGGTGTGTTTGAAATTTGTGGACTTCCCGTGAAGGGTTCAATCTTGCTTGTCGCGTATCGACTACTGTTGTGAGTCGCAACGCGGGGGTCGAACGTATACTTGTTCCGAACCTCCTGGTCCAGTTGGGACATGAGTTTATGGTAGTCGCTCATACCTCTTCTTGTCTATACCTTGTCTAAATCTGCGAGCCAGAGCGACGACGCGGTTTCCTTCTGGAGCCGTGCAATCTCCGCCTCAATCGTCTCCAGTTGCTTGCGGTGCTTGGCAATCATCTCTGCCGTGAAGGCAGACACGGGCAGGCGCATGATGTACTCGTATCCCCCCTCCAGTTCGGCATACAGCGCCTGCTTGAGAATGACGTCGCACTCTGTCCTCGTCTTCTTGCGGAGATTGAGGGAGGGCGTGTCGGAAATCTGGTCGAGGATGAATCGGACGATGTTCGTGTGATGCGGGAGTTCCGATTGGAGCGTCCGAACCTGGTGCTGCCGCCGCGTCTCATACAACTCCTTCCGCACCGTCGCAAACTCGATCAGGATGTCATTGAGGGTCGCATACTTGGTGATGACGCCCTTGGAATTGAAGGCGTGCATGTTGGTCGTCTTGATCTTCTCAGTCAGTGACTTGAGGAGCACCTTCTCGTCGATGCCCTTGATTCGGATACTGATGTCCTGGTCGGTGGACGTGTCGGTGAAATCCTTGATGGACCCCGCCGCAAGCTCCTTCTCGAGCCACTCGCGGTAGTCGGACGTCCACGTCCCCGGCGGCAACTCAGTCACAATGAACTCATCCTTGTCCTTCGTGTAGGCGCCCACCGCACTCTCGTCGGTGAGCATGACGCCCTTGAAATTCTTGAAGAAGGGGCGGATGTTGGCAGCAACAAGTGCCTCGTGGTCACCTCCCAGCCAAGCTACCAGCGTCTTCTTGATGACAGCGGGGTTGCAGGGTGGGATGTTGGTGCTGTATCCCGTCCCAATTCCACGTGCGCCGTTGATGAGGAGCATCGGGAGCACGGGGGCATACCATTCGGGCTCCACCAGGATCCCGTCGTCGTCGCGATACGTCAGGATCGGGAAGTCTGCCTCCGGGACCATCTTGCGGATGTTCGGCTGGAGGTACGTGTGGATGTAACGGGGCGACGCCGCGTCCTTGCCACCCTGGATGCGAGTACCGAACTGACCCTGCGGAACCAGCCACGGGATGTTGTTGGACCCCATGAAGTCCTGCGCCATGCCGACGATGGTCTCATTCAACGACGCCTCGCCATGGTGGTATCCCGTGTGCTCCGACACGTATCCTGCAAACTGAGCGACGCGGATCTCGTGCGACAAGTTGCGCTTGAAGGCGGCGTACAGGATCTTCCGCTGCGACGTCTTGAGTCCGTCCATCACATTGGGAATGGATCGCTCGAGGTTGTAGTAGCTGAAATGAATGAGATCCT